CCTTTGCGGCCGTCTGCACCGGTCCATTCCTTGAGCGCGTAGATTGTGTTCGTACAATCCTTGCTGACAAAGAGCCTGGGCTCATTACCCATCCCGATCTCCTTGTCAGGATCGTAGCTGAGAAGGTTATTGATGAGGTCGATCCCCTCCTCGATGTTCTCACCACTGGCAGGGATAAAATGCAGACCGATCTCGGAGCACTCCTCTAGGAGCGTGGTCACACCGGTCTTCTGCAGGGTGGCACTGGCAGCATAGCGGCTGTCCATGTAGCGCTCGATGATGGTCTCCTCCTTCTCGAGTCTGTCGATCTCTTCCTTGTATTCGAGGAGTCCCCATCCGAAGGATTTCTGAGCCTCTCCGGGATCGCCGTCCTGTTTGTTCGCGCTCGGCAAGGCCCAGGGCCCGACCACGCCGACACCGGTGATGTATCGGTCGCTCGGAGGCCATTCTCGGTAGACAAACATCCTGCCCCGGACATCGACCCGGACCCAGATCATGAACCAATTCCTACCCGAGCAAGGATCCACGATCTGGAAATTGCTCCCCTTGGCGGGAATGTTTTCGGGATCCAAAACATGGACATCGTCACGAAATCTCGGGAACCGACTGACCCGTGATTTCGTGGCCACTCCGTAGGCACGGCAGAGGATGGTCTCCCGGTTTTTGTTTTCCAGGACGACCTTGAGCGATTCGTAATTGCCGAAAGGATTTTCCCGGGTGTGGAAATAAATGATCGAGCTGTTGCGGTTGACCGGTTGCTGGATGAGGGGAACTTTTTCAAATCCGTTCCCGTTGAGCTTGGGCAGGAGTTCGGCATCGGTCTCCTCGATCGTGGTAGCGCCATTGAGGACAGAAGCCACGGTCGGGGTATAACCGGCCACAGGCGTAAAGGTGACATGGAGCACCCCATTCCTGGTCAAAAGTCGGTATCGGAGTGCCTCGAGCCAGTCCGGGGTGATCAGCTCGTCGGCCCAGGCACAGTCGAGCTCGGCACCCTCGACGCTTTTCACATCCATCGAATAAAATTTGAAGGAACAGACCGCTCCGTTGGGGAGGACGAGCTTGTTCTCGGTAAATCCCCCGCTGATTGAATAATTTATCTTGGTCGTGGTTCCTTGGCGGAGCTTGCCTGACTCGGTCTTGTACTCGGGTGGAAGGTATTTCCAGATCAGGGATTGCTGGTTTTCGATCGAGGATGCCTCGGTCGATTGCAGGCACCAGACACGGGCACTTTCCTTGCCGATCATGAGTTCGACGATGCGCTTGGCTGCGCGTTCGGATTTTGAAGCGCGATTGCCGCCGAGGTTCCACTCCTCGATCACGCCGACAGGGTATTTCTCCCGAAGGCGTGCACGCTCCCTGTCTGCCCGTTCCCAGCTGACGGGTTCGAACCCGTAGCGAAGGGCGTCTGTTTTTTCGAGCCTGATCCCTTCCTCGCGCTTGGTGATATAGGCTGCAAGCTGGTCCTGGGTAAAGAGCCGCTCTTTCTCCCCGACCCGGGCCGCGATCCGGCCATCCTTGCGGCGGCCGATCAGCTCGACGATCGGGTGAACGGGGTGAGGGGTTTGGATCATCCAAGACGGGCCTGAAGCGATTTCAGGGCCTGCACCAGTTCGGCATTCTCACGCTCCAGCGAACGCGCCAGATCGACAATTTCGGCGTGTGTGTGAAAACGAAAATAAAGGGCGTCGACGCGGGGTGTGTTTTCCTTATTTTGCGCGAATAACTCAGCAGAAGTGAAAACGGGTTCCTCTGGCGCGGGGGCGAGTTCTTCAAAGATTTGTTTTGCGGCTGCAATGCCAAGACTACCTCCATACACCTTTAAGCATTCCAAAGCTCGGTTCAGTAGCTCACGGAGCCTTGCGACCTCGTTGGTTTTCTCGGCGAGTTCGCGTTCAAACTCTCGGCAAAGGGTTACGAGATCCTTTCTGTCTCCATCACTTGGCTTTTTAAGTTCTTCAAGTAGGTCGTTGGTAATTGGTGTGTCGGCAAAATAGTCTGATGCGACCTCGTTGTCGGTGGTCTGAAAGTTCACACGTTTAAAAAATTATATCCTCGTCGGACATGGTGTTGGGAACGGACGGGGAGGGGACGGCGTCGGACCCGGACTTCGGTTTCAGATTGGTCCAATTCCCAAGCACGGGGAGTTTTAAACCGATCTCCCACTCTTCACGGGTCGTGCTCTGGGTGCAGAAGCCGTCGTTGCCAAAATCGTCCTTGCGTTCGATGAGGATGAGGTCGAGGAATTTGGCGGTGCTTCCGTCACGGCGCGTGGTCGTGCGGATGCGTGCCCTGTCAATTTTCATGAGGTCGATGCTTAGTTTTTTCATGATAATCGGGTGGGTTCGGGGTGTGGTGTAATGACAAAAAAACGTTTACGAAAAGGGACGGTATTCGATTTTCCGGCAGGCCATGTAGCCGAGCTCGAAGGCATGCCGGAACCGTTCCATCTGATCGGTCACTATGGATCCGTCTGCCGCCAAAAAACGGATTCCTTCTGTTTTCCAATACCGTTTCCAGATCGGGTCCTCGGCATAAATGCCAGGACGTTCGAGGATGTCGAATTCCAGGCCGAGGGTTTCTTTGTCGTTGAGGATGGCATCGCGGCGGAGCTTGGCCTCGACCTGTTCCGGGGTGGGTCGTTGGTTCTTCATGGCCTTAAAAGAAATTTGATTTCTTCCAAACGTTTCAACCACTCCATGTACTCGTCGATGTATTCGGGGGCGGGATTGTCCCGCTTCCATCGGCGGAGGATGGATTTCCTCCACTTTTCCATTTGCAATTGTTCCTCGGTGATCAGCGCGGATTTCATGGTTCAAATTCCTCAATCTGGCTAACGCACCTGGCGTACCCGGCGATGTCGACGAGGTTGTCCCTCTTAGGTGTCCTGGATTGGCGGGCGACTTTAAGGAGAATCATCATCATGGCCACATCGGCAGCGCTTAGGCTGCCGCCGATGCCAATGGCCCGGAGGTGGGCATTCCAGTACCCGGCGATGCGATCGTGGCCGGGCTTGGCGTGGTCGTAGTCCCGTCTCCGGTCCCCGGAGGTCACGGCGATGGCCTCGCGAAGGATGGAAGCCGTTCCGGGATCCGGGGACTCGGGCAGGGGCGGGGCGGAAGCGCGCTTTCGATTAGGCGGCCTCAAGGTTTTCTTCGGGTTCGTGTTTGGTTTCATGCTCGTTTATGGTTTCCTGATTTTGCTCCCCGACGGCGCATCGGCGTGACGGGCGCGTGTGCGCATGGCTGTGGGACCAGTTCATATCCTTGCTGGTGAGGACGCGACGGGTGGATGGAAGGAGGCCGATGGCACGGCGGATGATGTCAGCATTCCAAACCGTGCGCGTGGTGCTGACCCGGTCGCAAAGGATGTCGAAATTCGCACCGGCCAGAAAATCGATCAGGCTTCGGACCTGGTACCGGTCATTGTAGTAATCGTATCCGCTGCCTCCGGACTTGCGCCTGGTATGGAGAAAGTACCCGGACTCGGTCTCCAAACCCCTGACAGCACCCAATTCCCGAAGGATGACATAATCCTCGACGGATTGTTCGATCACGGCGATGGCCAACTTGGCCCAGGGGCGCTCGATGGGGATCATAATGCCGGAAGAAGGATGGTCAGATCCAAAAACCGTTCCTCCAATTCCAATGCCGAACTGGTCAGGAGGATGCGGATCATGGAAATCTGAAAGGCAAGGTCGTCGCGCTCTTGCTTATAGCGGTTGACCAAATCGAGGAGTCCGTTGACTTGCGTTTCGGTGTAGGCGGGCAACTTTTTCATGCGGGGCGGTTGTTTCTGGGATCGATTTTGACAAAGTTTTCGTGATCGCTTTCCCAAGCATCGAGGACACGATCCTCGGTAAGTCCGAATGCAAGAAAGGTTCTGGCGTACATGCCTCCGTTCTCGACGATGAGGCGTGCGGACCGGATCGGGATCCGCACATTCTGCGGGGATGGTTCGGGCGGGATGAGGGATCTCTCCTCACCCAAAAGGATCCTGACGGGGCGAAATTTTCGATTTTCGGCGTCCATAAGCGTTAGGTTTCAGGCTGCCTTCTTTTTGTAACCTGCCTGCCGGTGTTCCTCGTTGTTGCTGTACTTGCGGTCGGTGCAATCCCGAAACCGTGTTTTCTCGCCGTCAAACATGAGGTCGATCGGGCCAACTGGTCCGTTTCGCTGCTTGGCAACAAACAATCGTGAGGGTTCGCTTGCGTCCTCCTTGTTGCGGTGGAGGAGGAGGACGATGTCGGCGTCCTGCTCGATGGATCCGCTCTCCCTGAGGTCGCTGAGCTTGGGCTCGCCGCGGCGCTCGGCATCGCGGTTCAACTGGGCGAGGCTGATGATGGGGATGTCGAGTTCCTTGGCCAGGGTCTTGAGACCGCCGGTGATGTCGGCGATCTCCAGGGCGCGGTTGGCCTCGCCCCTCTTGCTCGGGCAACGCATGAGCTGCAGGTAGTCGATGACGATGAGTCCGATCCCGTGCTGCATGCGAAGCCGACGCGCACGGGCCCGCAACGCGTAAAGGCTCAAAGACGGAGTCTCGTCGATCCAGACATTCTGCTGGCCGACCCTGTCCACGGCCTGGGTGATGCGGGGAAAATCGAGCCTGCTCAAAAAGCCGTCCCGGACACGCTGCAGACTGACATCGGCCTCGGCGCAGATCATTCGTTGGGCCATCTCCATCCCGCTCATCTCGAGGCTGAAAAGGGCGCAGCCATGACCCTGTCCGGAGGCGTGCTGGAGGATGTTCATGGCCAGGGCGCTTTTTCCCATCGAGGGCCTGGCAGCAAGGACGATGAGCTGTCCTCCCTTCAACCCGTTCAGCATCCTGTCGAGGTCGACAAAACCGGTCGGGACTCCGAGGACTCCGGTCCCGCGCGATTTGTAAGCCTGCTCGAATTGGTTGACGGCGGCGTCGACGAAGACCTTGGCCGGTTTCAGGAGCTCGTCCTGTTTCTGGAACGCGCTTCGGAGCCCGTAGAAGGCCTGCTCCACGTCGTCGAGCATCTGGTCGGGATTTCCGTCGTCGGCATGGGATCCGGCCGCGGCCATGAGGTCGTGGCAGGTCTGCCAGATGCGGAGGAGGAGGGCCTTTCTGCGAACCTCGTCGACGTGCTCAGGCAATATGGCCAGGGTGGGGGATGCGATCGCGCACTCGGCCACAAGGGCCGGGCCCCCGACCTCCTCGAGGAGTCCCTTGTCGATCAGGTGCTGGGTGACGGATGCCAAATCGCAGGCGCGGCGCTGACGGAACAAATCGACCAGGCTCTCGCAAAGGGTGCGGTGCCCGGGGCCGCGGAAGGCCTCGGGACCGAGATTTCTCTCGATGATGAAGGGGATCGCGTTGGCGGGGTCCTGCATCATGCAGGAAAGGACGATACGCTCGCTCTCGGGCGAGGCATTTGGGATCCGGTCAAGGGTGCTCATCAGGACGCCTCCCGTGATGTTTCCCTGATGGCGCGGGCCAATTCCTCGCGCTCATGCGCGGCCAGCCTCAGATCGGCCTGAACGCTGTGGGGAAGGAGGTGAAAGGCGCTCGGGAAATTGGCCGAGGCAAGGCCGTCGGGGTAGTTTTCAGGGTACTCGTCGACCAAAAGCTCGCGCCAGTTCTCGGGTGCTGCAGCCGGGGCCTTTTCTTTTTTTGCTGCGTACTTCAGGCCATCCTCCCAGCATGCTCCGCGAAGCCAGGTCGCGGGATTTTTCCACTCCGGGTAGAAGTCGCCCTTGGCATGGGCTGCAGCCCGATCGACCTCCTGCAGCCGGATGGCCTCGATCAGGGTGGTGACCGGAGGCCTTCCTTTGATCCGGCACCAACTCCTCCATGCCGCGCCTTTTCCTTTTTTTTCGGGAAAAGATTCCCAAAAGGATAGGAAGTCATGTGAGTAATCGGTGTGGGTTGCTGGATCGGGCAATTCGTCCTCGCCGGGGAGCGATTCGTCCCCTCCGGGGACCACAGGGGAGGTATTTGATTCCTGATTACTGATTAATGATAGGGTTAGACTCGTTTTCCTATGGTAAGCGGTTGGGTTTCCTTTGGGTTTCCGTTTGGTTGCTGATGGGCGGCCACCTCTTTTGCCGTTCTCGGCATTCCGTGCGCAAACGGCATGGTATTCGGCAATCTCGGAATCGGCTTTGCCATTGATCCACCCCTTTTCGGTCTCGATGAAGAAATCGCGAAGGACGGAAAGAAGGACTTCGCCGTGGACTTGGATACGTCTAGCAACCCAGTCGGTTTCGAGGGGTATCGGGCCTTCCTCGGTGTAATATAAGTCGAGCAATCTCCGGAAGCAAAGGTCTTCCTCATTACTAAGGTGTCGGGTCTGCACGGAATAGTCGTTGATGTGGAATTTGTAGAAATGCATCGCTCAGACCTTTCCCTTGAAACGTGGCCTGGCTGTGGTGATCCAAACCCCGCTCTGGCTGGGCTCGGCATCGGTGATGACCATGCCGCGGCACCATTCGGATCGGTCCCGGACACGGACAAAAATGTCGGAACTTTCCCCAGGGCGGCGGGCAAGGATGACGCTGCTGTTTTCCAACCGGACATGGATCTCGGTTTTTTTGGGGCGTCGGGCCAAGATCAGGGAGGGATTGGGAAGATTGGTTCCGAAGACGATCATGGTCTTCCAGCTATTCAGGGCTGCGGTCAGTCGCTCCATCCCAAACGGCGTGATCGAAATGCTGAAATCGTCGCGGCGGAAATGCTTTCCGTTTTCTAGGAGACCAGCTCGAAGGTAAACGAGGTCCTCAAGAGGGATCTTCAGCCGGTCGGCGGCCTCAACCTCGCTCAAAAGTTCCATCGGCTCGGGTTCAATGGCCTGGACTGGCGCGGGGCCTTCTTTTTTTTCCGTGGAAGGGCTTTCCTCGGTCTTGGCCTTCAAAACGGGCTCAGAAGGGCCGTCAGAAGGCAAAATCGACGTAATTCTGTCGATTTCGGGATTTGATGGCACTGATTCGCCCGCAATGGGCTCGGTCTTTTTTGCCGCGGTGTCGCGGTTTTCTTTTTTTAGAAACATGGTGTGGTCGTGAAAGAGGTGGTGCCGGTCTTTCCCGGCTGTCAGTCGGCTTTTTTTCACGATAGGGCGACCACTATCGGATCGGATCAGCTGACGGCCTCTGCGGGATCAGCCAAAGGGGTTGCCGTGGCCTCTGTGGCCACAGCAGTCAAAGAGGGCTCTGTTTCTGTAGATGCCTTTGCCGGGGCCTCGACAGGACTTGGATTAGCCTCTGCCGGGATCGGCGTGGCCGCACCTTCAAAGCGCTCAATGATGTTCCGAAGATGTGCCAGGGCAATCTCCAGTTCGTGCTTGGTGTTGGCGAGGAACGTTTTGGCGTTCTCAATGGCGTTTTCTAATGTCATAGGTTGGTTTTTTTTGTTTTAGCGGCCCTCTTTTTTTTCTCCGAAGGGGGGGCCGACCCATTCTGAGAAAGCGGCATTGCGATAAAATTCTCTGAGGCCTGATCAGTCGCCGATTTCGAGAGAGAACCGACTTTCGACCCCCTCCCCCCCTCCTTTGGCTGACCGGCGGCGGGTGCGGTTTCCAAGGATCCGGCAGCCAGGACAACCAAGGAGGGTGACCCTCCTGAAGGTGCCGAATCCGTAGCAGAAAGCGTAGCAGACAAACCATCAACAGAGTAAAAACCATCACAATCATCTGATAAAGGATCAGTTGATGCAGTTTGTATGTTAATTTCAGCCGGTTCGATTTCACATACAACCGACACCGCTGGGCCCGGATCGGCGGCCGCTATTGGATCAAGATTCTCCGACCCCAAACTGATTTCAGAACCGTCATCGACAAGTTCCGCATCGATGACCGGCAATTCATCCAGGATCCGCTCCAAACCAGCAGCAACCTGAGCCTGTTCTATCTTTTCGACGCGGGCCGTCACGCCGCCGGTTAGCACCTGACCCTTGTCGATCAGAATACCGACGGCCATGGTCAATTCACCGGCCTTGATGTCACCGGAGGAAATTCTTTCCTCAAGAAGTTCGACGCCCATCGCCGCCACCTTTAACGCCCTGGCACCAAGCTCCTTTCTATGCGTGTCAATAGTCGCGCCTTCCCGAAGTTGAACGGCCTCGATCGTCCGATGGTGCAAACCGGTCAACCGTTTGATCTCTCGAATGCCAGTACCTTGGCCAAGAAGCTGAACCGTGATCCGATACAGATCGGGACGTTGAGACAGCAAGCGCTCACCAGTAGAAACCCCCGTAAAAGCCGGAGCACCGACCTTCTCGATCGCCAACTCACCTTCCGGAAATAATAAAGAATTGGTATCCATCACTTTCCGGATCGATAAATTCCCACCAAAAAAAAGAAAGCGGCCGCATACAGGCCCAACTGCAGGATCGAATGATTCATGCCAATCGAGAATTAATAAACCTCTCAATTGCCGAATTTCGGACACGCTTATCCTTTACCGATAAGACCAATACTTGGCCGAACTCACCTCGCTTAATATAGTTCGCCACCGTGTTCAAGTGAATCGACAATCGATCAGCCACCTCACGGGT